AGCGGAGGTTCTCCTATTCTTGGAAAAGAAGGGGAGTTCCTCAAGAGTCGAGCCGTGAACGCAATCGCTTTGTTAGCGCAGGCATTCAAGTAGCGAGACTAATGGCTTTTCTTTCTTAGAAAGGAAGTACTCACATGGCCGCATTAGCGGCAGTGAAGTTGAGCGGCATCATCAACCATGCGCTTGCTCGTCTTACGACGAGCGCCACGGTCGGTGTCGACTCGACGATGAGCCCCGAAGGGATTTCCCCTTTGGGTGTCGCGTCGTGGGTGGACCGTAGCGTAGGATACGCTATTGCCTACCCTAGGCTGACCCTCTCACTTCGACCGCCTACCAAGGCAAGTCGGGTGTACAGGTGCACAGTCAAGCTCGTTCTCCCAACGATGGAAACAACCAGCGCCTCTACGATGACCGGTATTAATCCGGCTCCGACGAAAGCGTATGATTGTACCTTCATCGGAGAGTTCTTCCTGCCCGAACGGAGTACCCTGATTGAGCGTCAAACGCTCTTTTCCAGGGCATCCACTCTGTTCGCACAGTTGGTTAACGCATCGGATGGCACGCCCACTGATTCAACGGGTTCGCCACTCGAAGCTGCGGTGACCACCTTCGAAAACGTCTATTAACTAGACGTCAGGCAAGAAGTTAACTCTGGGAGTTCGCCATGTCTTCTAAGAAGCACGGTGGCAGATTCCATAAAGGAATCTCGAGCTATCGCGTCCCCGAGGGTTTAGAATCCTCGGTTATTGCAGAGTATTTATCAGCATTGGATTGTCCTCGAAGTCTAACTGTTTTCATGCTCTACAAGTATTCTGAGCATGAGCAGTTAGCTAAACTCGAGTTCGATCCCAAGGCCTACAATTCTTTAGTAGACCTTCGCTCTGCTTACAGCGCCACTAAATTCTTGTCAAAGTTTGAAGGGTTATCCCTCGACTATGACTTGGATGAGGTGGCGCTAAAGAAGTTCGATGATTTTGAGCTTCTTTGTAAGCAGACAAATCGTCGCTTTCGTGACTTGTCTCGCGACCCCTTATTCAAGGGTCGCGTCGTTTGGCTGCATAACGCAGTCATTCGTAAAATTGACAAGTTGCTTGGCGACTTTGAGGCTGACGAGTTCTTTGCAAGACCTGACTGGGGTCCTGGCGCCTCTACTCTTATCAGGCGTAGAGAAGCCAGTTCAGTCAAGAAATTCCGACTTGAAGTCGGAATAACGCGTGATCTGTACAGTCTTGTTCCCTGGGAGGCCTTCGAGCATGCATATCCGCTCTGGGCCTCTCAACTTGTGGAGGCGGGTTTTCCCTCCTTCCAAGTGGGGAATAAGATTATCACCGTACCTAAGGATGCGACAACCAACCGAGTTATCGCCGTGGAACCTGGGATAAATATGTTTTTCCAGAAATCCGTCGGCGAGATGGTTGGAAG